TACGGTTACTACACCACACTATTTATTTGTATTCACCAATGAAATGAATACTACTAGCACACCAAAGCTATTCACATCCGCTGATACAAGTGCATGGCCTGAAAGATACAACCTGTTTACTCTAGATGAGCCAACGGATATCATACTAATTAAAGGGCAGTACACTTATCAGGTATATGAAAGCTCAACACCATTCGTTTTGCCTCTTACAATAGCACAGACTACAGGTGTAGTCATTGAAGAGGGGAGAATGGTTGTAAGTGGTCCTGCAGGAACTTCAATATACGATTAACTATGGCTTGGTACGATAGATTTATTAACACAAAACCAAAAGGCCCTGAAATGGTAGAGGGCTATCAATCATTTAGCACCCCATTCCTACCGGTAGGGAGAGGTAACTTGACACTGCCCTATGTAAACGGTAGATATTCTACTAACATGTGGGTGCGTTTTGGAACAGATAACCTGTATCCACAAATGCTCAATCAAATGTACTACAGCTCACCTTTACATGGTGCTATAGTTGACTACAAGACCAACGCTGTTATTGGTGGAGGCTTCAACCTTACCACTGACAAGCTAACACCTCAGGAAAAACTTGAGATGTTTACCTTTGAGAAAAAAGCTAACCTCAAGCACACTGTTAAGGCAGTGACAAAGCAGTTAATTATTCACAATCGTGTGTACTTTAAGCTATATTTTGGTGAAAAAAAGAAACTAATTAGAATTGAGAATGTCTCACCTGACAAAGTAAGGATATCTAGGTTTGGAGATATGTACTATTTATGTGATGATTGGAGTACTAACATAGATGTGCAAGAGATTAAGCCTTATCACATCACTTGTAAAGATGAATGTCAGCTATATTCCTACGAAGTTAAGTCAGTTGGTCAGGACTTTTACTCACTACCAACATACAGCTCTGCATTAAACTTTGCTTTTTTAAGTGGTGAGCTATCTTACTTTGCTAAAAGTAACATCCAAAATAGTGTGTTTCCTAGCTTTGCTATGATGTTCCCTAAACGACCACAGTCTGAGGAAGAAAAACACATGATCAAGGAAACTATTGACCGTCTTAAAGGTGCAGCCAATGCAGGTAAGGCAGTTGCATTCTTTGCTAACTCAGCGGACCAACTTCCAAAGATTGAAAGCCTACCAACTAATGGCAATGATAAGCTATTCCATGAGGCATCTGCATTGAACACTGAGCAGATTTGTTTTAGCCATACCATTGACCCTATACTAATGGGTATCCGTACCACTGGTAGCTTGGGTAATGGGTCAGATATCAAACAGGCCTATGTGATATTTGAGAAAAACGTGGTCATGGAGTTACGTGCTCAGGTAGTTACTATCTTTCAGGAGATATTAACCATTGCTCGCATACCTGCTGAGTTCACCATTAATAACTTTCAAATCATTAATGAGACCATCGTGGAACTTGAGGGTGAAAGTTCTAAGACTAATGATGCATTGAACACATTGAGTCCATTGGTAGCTACCAAAGTACTTGAGACCATGACCATCAATGAGATTAGAGCACTGGCTTCATTGCCTCCTGTAGATGGTGGAGATGTTACACAAGCAGCTGCAACTGCAGCAGCACAAACACCTGCAATCTGATGTTATATTTTATCACTGAAACCTACCTTAAGACTAACACACCCATCACAGCTAATGTGGATGTGACTGATGTAACCCCATACATAGCTACTCAGGCAGCATTGAGAGTTCAGCCTATCTTAGGCACCACGTTCTACAATCACATGCTAACTGCATACAACAATCAGACGCTTACACCTGATGAGATTGACCTAGTTGAGTTCATTCAGCCGGTCATTGCATGGAGAAGTGCTGAGGATGCTGTATTTGGGTTGACTTATCAGCTAAAAAACAAAGGACTTCAGACTCAAAACGGTGATTATTCAGCAAGTGTATCACGCAGTGAGGTAGCATTTGGTATGGAACACTATGCACAAAAAGCTAGTTTCTTTGAGCAACGTCTTATAAGATGGTTATTAGCTAACCGTAACCTGTTCCCTATATTCATATCTACAGCTAATCAGGATACTGACCTCAGACCAATGTTTCAAAACTGCTCATGTATTACTCAATGGCAGGATACCTGCACAGGTATGTGTGGTAACTTCCTTGAGAATGGGTACAACAACAGCATCCTAATCTTGTAATGAAGTCACAGCTCACCATACTATTAGCCACAATGAAAGCCAATTGGATAAAACTATTGGCAACTATTAGTGCATTCTTAATGCCTATTTCAGGGCTATTGTTTTTGGTAGGCTTTGTGATCTTACTTGATACTATCACAGGGGTATGGAAGAGCATTAAACGCAAGGTGCCAATCACAAGCAGGGGCCTATCTGCAATCATTAGCAAGATGCTACTCTATGAGGTAACTGTTATCATGTTCTACATGATTGACCAATTCATTCTTAACCATATCATCCTGCAGTTTTTCTCAGTAGAGTTACTACTCACTAAGGTACTTGCACTCATCCTGGTATCAATCGAGGTCATGAGTATCAATGAAAACTACAAAGCAGTAAAAGGGCTTGACCTATGGCAGTCAATGAAAAATCTTTTCGCTAGAGCTAAGGATATTAAAAAAGAGGTGGATGAAATTAGACACAAGCAAGATATTACAGGAACGCCTATCTAATGCTCAGTACTTCCATGAGGAGTCTGAAAAAAAACAAATCTATCTACACCACACTGCAGGCAATGGTAATGCTGTAGCTGTATCACGTTGGTGGAATAGCAACTCAGATAGGATTGCTACTGCATTTGTAATAGGTGAAAGAGGTACAATAGTACAGTGCTTTTCATCTAAGCATTGGGCTTATCACCTGGGGATAGATAGCCAAGATTTCTCAGCTCATGGACTCAAATACCAAAACCTAAACAAGCTAAGTGTAGGTATTGAGGTATGCAATTGGGGTCCGTTGAAGCTAAAGGATGGTAAGTACTACAACTATGTTAAGGGAGTGGTGGACCCATCCATGGTAACTACCTTAGAAACTCCATACAAAGGAAATAAGTATTGGTACAAATATACAGATGAACAGATTGAAAGCACTCGGCAGTTGGTGGAGTACCTGTGTGAGACCTATGACATTCCTAAGACTTACCGGTCAGAGATATTCAGTATAGATAAAGAGGCATTCAAAGGTACTGCAGGGATCTACACGCACAACAGTGTGAGAAAGGACAAGGCAGATATTTACCCATGCCCCCGAATGATTAAGATGTTACAAAGCCTATGAGATATTTAATACCTATACTCATCCTGCTATCATGCTCAGCTCCTAAGCGAGCTCAATGGCACTACAAGAAAGCATTAAAGAACGGACTGCAGTTAGTCCAGGATAGTGACACCATCCGGATATCTACTGTTGACTCATTCCCTGTTATTAAGAATGACACTATAGTATGGGAAAAGTTCTACACCACTAAGGATACGGTGATACAATTCAATAACGTGTATGTACCTAAGACTAGATGGCAAACAAGGATTGAGTATAGATATAAAACAAGGGTTGAAAGGATACGAGGTAAGACTATCTATAAAACTGCTCAAGCTAAAGAGGTAGTTAAGTACAAAATACTATGGTGGCCTGTGATTGTTGCGTTTATTCTAGGGATACTCCTAAGATTTCTAATACAAAAGGGGCTCCTAGATAGGATTGCCCTGCTATTTAAGCTATGAGAAAACGTCTATTTTATGACATTGAGACCTCTTTCAATGTCGGTGTGTTCTGGAGGACAGGATACAACCTAACAATCAACCCGGGTGATATCATTCATGAGCGTGCAATCATCTGCATCTGCTACAAATGGGAGGGTGAGGATGAAATTCACAGCCTAACATGGTCCAAAAGTCAGAGTGATAAGCAAATGATTGAGAAGTTTGTCAAGGTCCTAGCTCAAGCAGATGAAATTGTAGCTCACAATGGGGATAGATTTGACCTCAAATGGATACGCACAAGAGCTTTATTCCATGGCATTCAGTTTATGCCATCACCTAAGACCATAGACACTCTTAAATGGGCTAAAAAGTACTTCAATTTTAATAGCAACAAGCTTGACTATATAGCTAAGCTACTTAAGGTAGGTGCTAAGATGGAGACAGGAGGCCTTGACCTGTGGAAAGATATAGTATTTCGCAAAGATCAGGAGGCACTGGATAAGATGGTGGCCTATTGTAAGATGGATGTTGAGGTACTTGAGGCAGTATTTGATAAACTCAACAGCTATGCCATTGTAAACCATAATTATGCCATCCAATACGGAGGAGAAAAGTATGAGTGCCCTGAATGTGCAGGAATAAATGTTAAGTACAATAAGAAAGTAGTCACAGCTGCAGGAACTGTACACCATTGGATACTATGCAAGGACTGCAAAAAACACTACAAAATTAATCACCTGGTATTCACTAAGTATCAGGAATATCTCTACACGCGTAAACAAATATCGTGAGTTTATAGACGTATTTTTGCGGAGATTATTTAAGCTTATAGGCTCTATTAAGTGATTTTCACCAACATTATGTGATATTCCTTATTTAGAATGATTCTAAATTTGTGGAAAATTATGCAAAATTGTTTGCATATATGAAACTTTGTATATCTTTGTAAGGTATTAACACTTAAAAATGATATATGAAACAGTTTGAAAGAGCCCTTGACTTTATCAAGACACACGAAAACAACGCAGAGGTACTTGCTTTATTCTTAGAGCAGCTGCTT